CTTCGTAGTCTTCATCATCCTCTTCCTCTTCGTAGTCATCATCTTCATCTCCAAAAACTTTTGAAACAATAGCATCAATGTCTTCATTGTACTCTTCGTTCCATTCTTCTTCTAAATCAGAAAACTCAGCGTCTTCACCTTCACCAACAATCATATACTCTTTTTCAGTATCTTTAAGATTGATGTTTCCAGCTTCGTCTTTTGTAACTACGATGTTGTCTTCAGGACCCATAAGACTGAATACTCTTAAGATTTCATCGTCATCGTCAACGTCAGTAAGGTCGATTGTATCTTCCTCGTCGTCACCCATGTCGTCCATGTTATCAACATCCATGTCATCACCTTCTTCGTCGTCACCCATTTCAGGTTCCATCATTTCAGGTTCATCCATTTCAGCATCCACCTCAATCTCATCATCTTGTTCAGTAAGAGATTCTTTTACTAATTCTTTGATTTCCTCCTTCATAGTAGAAGCAAGTATTCCTTTTGCATTTTCGGCAACAGCTTCTTCCAAATTTTTCATTTGGATGATTGCCTCCTCAACTAAAGATTTTTCTTTCGCCATGTGCTTTTTTGTGTTTTGTTATATAAATATCTCCCATTATCAAAAAAGTTTTAATTTTAACTTTATTGATAACAGGTTTTTTATTTACTAATAAATATTACCATTTTGATAAAAAATAAAAAAGGGGGTTAAAAAACCCCCTTTCTTTAATTATTGAATAATAAAAACTTAGTCTATCACCTCATCAATTTTACTTTCAACAATTGCGGTGATTCTCCAATCCTGTGTGTAATTTTCGTAAACCTTGGTTACCTTTGCTTCAACATCAGTAGGATTGTATCCTCTAACCAATTTTTCTTCTCTTAATTTTTTAACTTTTCCAGAGTTTTCGTCAACGAAATCTGTGGTTACTTTTGCAATGAAATATTTTTCGTCCATAATTTAATTTTTTAATACCCTAAATAATCGTTCAACTTTTTCATTAAGTCAAGTGATTTGTTACCATTATCACCAACTTGTCTTTGAATTTTCATTTTTTGTTCTTCTTCTAAGTTTTCTTCGAAATTAAATCTTTCCTCAGGTTGACTGAATAAGTAAGCCCCTGGTGTAGATGGTGATGATACTAAGTCAAAACATATTAATTCAAAATCGTCTTGTACTTCATTTTGTTCCCCAACTTTTTTAAGTGAACCTACACCTCTTGATGAGATACCTAAAGTAACTCCTTGTCTTAAGTAGTTGGCTGCCATATCACCTTTTGTCGATACTATACCTCTTTCGTGAAAACCAGGACTTGTTAAAAGTTTTAGTTTCCCCATCAACACAGGACCTTCCCACCAAATATCAGTAATCATATGGGAAACCCTGTCGAGGTCGATTAATGATGACTCAGGGTGGTTTAACTCAGATAGAGCAACTCCTTTATCAATCATTTTTTTATAGTTCTCAGCTTCTCTTTTTAGAATACGTTCAGGATAAACACGACCGTTTCTATTTGGGGTGTTATATTTCTGTAACACGGCATAGAATTCAAACGGTTTTGAGTGGTCTAACATACCTTTTGACTCCCTAATTAAAGTTGCGTTATGCTCTTCATTAGGTGATATATATCCTGCGTCGTACTCTACTAAAATACCCTTACCAGTTTCTGTAGGATTTAAAATTCGTAAACTCATATCAAATGTTTTCTAAATAAATATCAAACATTCTCTAATTGTAGTACATCTTCTTTAGTTTTACCTTTTTTAGTAAGATAAAAGTTGAAATAATCGTTCCCTACAAAATTTTCATCTACGATACGTTGTGTTATTTTTTTTAATGTATCTTTAATTTCTTTAGATTTAAAATCAGTATCCTCATCAATCAAATAAAAATTAATCTCAAGATTCATAAATGATTTTTTACCTTCTGATATCCCACTTGACCTAAGGTCTAAATCAACTATGTATTTGTTGTCAAAAATTTCTGTGTCGTTTGATTCGTATACTGAGTGTTTTATGGCTCTGCTCATATTGAGAACTGTCCGTGTCCAATTTTCACATTCTTTAATTGGTTCAACCCAAGTTTGGATGTTTAGATAAATTGATTTTAATTTTACCGAGTCGACTGTACCGTATGTTACCTTAGCAAAGTTGAACCCATGGATGTGAGAAGTTTTTCCCTTTTTCATTAATACTCATAATTTCCAAGTTTATTTTTTTAAAATTATAAGTATATTTAACTATATAGTCAAAAAATAAACCTAACCATGAAATTATGCTAATAGTAAAAGTAGACAAACCTTCTAACTTGGAGAAAGCCTTGAAAATATATAAAAGTAAGGTGATTAAAACAAGACAGAGTACTGAGTTAAACAACCGTCGTGAGTTTGTAAAAAAATCTGTTAAAAGAAGACAACAGATTATGAAAGCTAAGTACGTTGAAAAGAAATTTAAATCGAATAACGATTAAATATTTTCATTAAGACTCTTTAGTTTGAAGTACGATAACTTATCGTATTTTTCTGATATTACTTTTTCTAAAGTCTCACTAATTCTTACTTTTGTTGAGTCGTCACTTTCAGAATTTTTCATGTTGTTTAGTTTAGTTACAACACTTTCTTTAATAACCTCATACTCTTTTGAAAGTACCTCATCATTTTCAGATAACAATTTAGTTAACTCAGCCTTTTCAGATTCATTTAAAGAATCAATATAATTTGTAATAGTTTTATTAGCAACGTTAACCATAGAACTTAAAGGAATATTTAATGTTTCTTTTTTTACTGATGGTTTCTTTTTTAAAGATTCACTAATTAATTTTTTACTTTGGATTCTGTTTTCTATTGCTAGAATGTTTGAGCTGAACAAATTATCAATAGTCTCATACTGATTATCTATTTTTGAATGACCAACCCAAGAGTTAAGTTTATTAATTTCTTTAGTGGTTAATTTGTTTACTGTATTCTCGTAAATAGTTACACACTCATTGATGTAATCACCAACAATGTCAGAATGTAGACCTTTATTAGTCGATAAGTCGTCGTAAAGATAAAACAATTTAGATACGGTTTTATTCTCTAAAACTAACTTTTTAAAGTTTTTCATTTCATCTTTAAAAGTACCTTTTTTGTAAGATTCTAATAAAGTATTTTCTATTTTTGATTTTAATAATCCAAAGTTCATAATCATTTTTTTATTATAAATATCAATCTCTTAGGAGTTTATTCAATCTATCTTCCATTTCACCTAAAGAATTTTTTGCTTTAGATAAATCTATGAACGAATCCGCCTCTGTTAATCCATCAGATTCTAATAATATATTTAAATTATTTTTCTCAACTGATTCGGGTGCTAATTCAGGACCTCCTGGCGGTGGTGGTGGCGGTGGGGCACCACCTTCATCACCTCCCATTTCACCTCCTAATCCTCCTTCAGGTGCTCCTCCTGGTGGTGGAGGTGCAGCGCCTCCTCCTTCAGTTGTGCCTGTTTTAGAACCATAAAGCTTATCAATGTTATCGAATACCCCCGTGTGAGATATAATTGTTGCGGTATTTGTTAACTCAGCACCAACCGCTTTTTCAATTCTTTGTTGTTGTAAGTCAAGTTTTATTTCTTCATCTGACATACCTAAAATATGTTTTTTAGCCCATGTTACAGATACAGGTGCAATACCTTCAATGGCAGTTACCGCATCTTTATAAGCCAATAACTTCTCTTTAAACACATCGATTTTTAATAAATCTGCTTGTGTTGACGGATTAGTTAACGCTAAAGTAAAGTTAGATAATTCGTCCTCAAAACCTAATAAGAATAAATGGATAATTGCGATTTTATTCATCTCAGCAATCATACATTTCTGTATTCTATTAATTGTTCTAGCAAAACGAATATCTTGTAAAGATAAGTTTTTACCTTCACCAACAACTTCCTCAAAACCTAAAAATGCTTTAGGTACACGAAGAGCGGTTAATAATTTCTTTTGGATATACTCAATATCGGCAATTTCCGCTAGGTTCTGTGCGCCAGGTAACGTATCGATTGGACTTGGTGCTGCAGGGTCTCTAACAGGAATAAAGTAATCTTGGTCAACCGCCATCTGATTGAATCGTAAATCGACATTACCTGTCTTTGAATCAACCACTTGGTCTCTTTTAAATTTGTTAGCGACACGTTGTACATATGGTTCAACATCCTTGTCGTCCATGTTTCCAACATACACCTTGAAAACCCTTCTTTCAGGTGCTCTTGATGTTCGATAAATTAACATCGCGTCTTCAGATAATAAAAGTTGTTTCCAAATACGTCTTGCCTTTTCTAACATCGATGTTCCGTATGGAAGTTTTCTATCATCACCTAACAATCTAAAGTGAGCGATTTCCCAAGAATTAAATTCCATGTCTTTTGCTTTCCACTTAAATCTTAAACCTTTGTTTTCTTTTGGTTCGTCAACGTTCGCTGATTTTGCTGCCATACCTCTTTCCAAACGTTCAATCTCAATGTTTGGTAATTGTTGACAACCAATAATACCTTTTTCAGCATCCAATTTTAAGTAAACAAAGTTATCACCGTACTTAGCGGTGTTTCTAGTCCACATTGGTAAATTGGTATTAATGTCCAAAACGTTGTTAAACAAATCAACAAGGATTGATTTAATTCTTTTAGACTCGGAATAAATTTGTAACATGTAACCATTTTGGTCAACAGTTGTTGACTCTTCACCGTAGATATCTAACGCCGCAGAAATCTCAGGTGTATACTCCATAGATTCGTAATCATAAAACGAAGCTAAACGAGTTGGTTCATAATAAACGGCTTGTGTATATAAATTACTCTCAATCTTAGTCCATTGGTTGGCCAAATAGAACGTTTGTTGAGCCTGTAATTTTTCAACCTCAAACTCCTGTTTAGAGGTTGTTCTAAGTAATTCTTTCTTATCTAACTTATACGTTGGATAATCCTGATTCAATAATGAGTTAGGTCCAAAGGCTTGTGATAACCTTTGCCAAACTGTATATTGTTTATTGTTATTTTCCATGTAATAAATCTAATTGTAAATATCAATAATTAAATAGTTAACTGTTAGTTGGTCTATTTACGGCACCTGTATTGTCACTACCTCTTTGTTTATTTATTCGGTTATCCCCACCTGGTTTTACAGCACTAATACCTTGACCAGTAACATTTAGTTTACTACCGTTAAATTTGTTTCCTGATTTTTTTCTTAGTGTTAGTCCCATAATACTTTTATTTATAAATATTACCTCATCCCAAATAACCAACCATATTTCATATAATCATCCTTACTTAGATTTTGTCCACCAAATTGTCTGATTCTTTCTTGTGAGTGTGGTATTACAGGATTAAAACTAATTGCCTCTCTAACATTTTCGTTATTATTAACAGACCACGAGTCAATCATTGCTTTAGTATGTTCAGTTACTTTTGTTAAATTAGCAAATGATGATTCAGCAACGTAAGTTGCCATAGCAATTGACATAATTAAGTCATCATGATGTCCTTTTTGGTGGTCAGGTCGTCCATTAATATAGACGAAGGTATTCATTTCATTATACAAACGACTACTATAAATCCTAAACCCATGTCTCATTACTTCCTCAAATGAAGCAATAATCTGAACACGTTTATTGTTAAAGTTTAGGCCAGGAATTTTCTCTAAAGCCTTGGGGTCATATTTCCATTTATTTGAAACATCAATACCATCAACATACAGGTTCTTATAATTCATTTCTTGGAGTTTTCTTGATGTTGAAACCCCCATACCTCCTGTGATATCAATGACAACAAAACACGAATACATGTTAGCCCATTTGTAACAAACCTCAGCCATAGTATCTGGTGGTAATTTACCAACAAACTCGGCGACTTGTTCCCTCTCATCAAAGTCAATAATTTGGAAAGAACTAAAGTCTTCGCTATCACCACGACTGACATCAACACCCATTACGTATTTGTGACCAACAACGGGTTCCTTCCAAATCCATAGAGCGTTACCCATCATTTTGTTTTGAGGTTCACGAATCATATTCTCACGAACAGTCTGCATCAATTTAGAGTCGAATACGTTATCACCCGACCCCAAGAAGTTACATTCCAATTCCTGAGATACTTTTCGTTTGTCGTACTTAAGTTTTTTAACCATCGCTTCAAACCAAGTAGAACATGGTTTGTAACCTTGATTCATTAACTCTTTTAATTCCTCATAATTTCTTTCTTCAAAAGGTATTGGTTCCCAATTGATGTTGTCTTTCTCATTATATTCTTCTTTGTTTAACAAATAGTGAATAATATCATCAGTCTTAACAAGATATAAATCTTTGGCGTAACGAGGGTCTCTAAACCAATACATTTCAGAAATCTTGAAGTCATTCATGTTTCTTAACGCTTGGTCGTAAATCTCGTAATAGATTGGGTCGTAACCGTTAGGGGTTGATACCACGATTACCTTACCACCCGTAGATAGTGACGCCATACAAGCAGCCCAGAAATCACTGTCAGCCTCAATAAACGCCGCCTCGTCAAATACAAGTATGGTTGGGGTAAATCCACGTAGAGCATCTTTTGATGTCGCAACCGCCTTAACCTCACACCCATTATTTAACTTGTAATGTTTTTGTGAGTTTTTATCGGGTGAAAAATCTATACCCACCCAACTTGGCCATTGACCAACAAACGCTCTAATCTTATTGGCCATCTCCAAAGATGTATCCAATTTGTTGGCGATAATAAGAATCTTTTCAGGTTTAACTTTTTTAGCAAATGCTAACTTTCTTGATATCCAAGCCGCTGTTACTGTAGATACACCCGCCTGACGGTATTTTAACGCAATATTTTCGTTAAAATCTTCATAATCTTTTAATAATGAAACTTGGTCAGGGAATAACTCTAAAGGTACATATCTTGATACGGTATTGTCGTATGTTTGTAAATAAGTCCTAAGGGCGTATTGTACGTCCTTTTGACATTTTACATACTCAATTAAAACTTGTTCTCTTGTAAGATTTGACATAGATACGATTAGTTAGGTCTTGTTATCCCCAAGTTACCTAACAAATCGTCAAGGTCGTCGTCACCTAAATCATCGTCATCGCCAGATAACGATTGTTCAGCTTCGTACTCATTTAATTCTTTAACAATTTCATCGACCATTCTCTGAATGAACTGATTTCCTTTTGGGTCACCTGAAAGGATTAATTTTGCAACTCTGAAGAATTCCTCAGCGTTTAATTTTGAGAATCTCATGAACAAATAGTGTTGGATGTGTTTCATATCATCCTCGAATAATTCGGCAGGATAAGCAGCCATGAACTTCTCCCAAAAGATAGGACCTAAACGAGAATCCCAAATTTCTGCTGGTAAAGTATCTTCAGCTTTCATAACCATCTCTTGTTGTCTTGGGTCGTCAGGTAAACCATGAGTACCAAATACTTCATAAACACCTTTAACTAACTCAT